GCTGTGGAAGATATTTGTAGAGCCCGGGTTGATCCAGTTACATGCAATGGTGCTGTTGCTGCTACTGTACCTGTACCGATTCCTACATACCCATTAGTACCATCCAAATACATTTTAGCATTAGACGAAGATGTACCTCCGATAGCGAATATTAATCCATTCGTACTGCTTGTATAGATCAATCCGTTTTCATTTGTTGGCGCGTTAAATAATATGAAGGGAGTGCTTGCTCTTAACAGTCCGCTATTCGTAAAATTAATGCCGTTAATTCCAAAATCAAGAACGTACGATTGATTGTAAAGTCTTAATATATTTCTTGAAGATGTTCCTGTAGAAGGATTGTAAAATCTCCAGTAAGTTGCAGCATTGTTATTCCACCTAAAATCAACGCCATGATCTGTAGATGGAGTAGTAGTACCCATATACATTTGATTGCCGTTGAAACCAAATGAAGTATTCTCTCCTACTGTATTTGTACTGGTTGCGTGTAAGATGCTATTAGCTGTAAAAGTGTTTGATACGCTATAGGTTGAATTAGTCCATGCTGTTCCGTTCGCTCTTAAAACAGTTCCACTTGTAGGTGTTTGTATGGATATGGTATTGGTAGTAATACTTAATGGAGCTACAGCAGTAGTTACACCGCCACCGCCCGATGCAGGCGTCTGCCAGCTTGCTACTCCATTAGCATCTGATGTAAGTACTTTTCCCGCTCCTTCACTACCCGGTGTATATTTAAAATTTCCCGCTGTAATATCAATCGCGTTATTATTCCCGCTTGCGCCGCTTGCTGATATACTTAACCCAACCGCATCTACTCCTCCCTGTGCTATTACCTTCGCTCCGTAGTTGTAATCTCCGTTTTGTGCTATTGATGTAAAAGCATTATTATAACCACCATTAGCAGTAGTTGCTAATGCTACTATGGAATTATTGATTCCTCCCGATACATTGCTCTTTGAGTTAACTACCAAAGCATCTGTAGTCGTTCCCCCTTCTGCATTTATATTTACTCCCGTTGCATTTGTGCTTCCACTTGTGTTAACAGAGAAGCTTGCTACAGGATTTACTGTTGAGGTGCTTACAACATCCAGCTTAGCATCTGGACTTGAATTGCCTATGCCTACGTTGCCGGTGTTTTGATTGTAAATGTCACTTCCTGAAACATTCCATTTAGACGTGTCTGTATTCGTTATTGTAAAATTCGGGTACGTTCCTGTAACGTCTATTCCACTCCCTTCTGTAATTGTTACGGTTTGATTTGGAGATGTGTTTGTTAAAGTGTAAGAAGGATAAGAACCTGTTATTCCAAATCCTGTTCCTGCTGTTAAACTTATAGGAACATCGGGTGAAGAATTAGTAACTGTAAATGTTGGATAAGTTCCACCTACAACTATTCCAGTTCCATTAGCAATAGTAACTGTTTGGTCGGGTGAGCTATTTGTAATCGTTACCGTACCTGTTCCTGTAATAGGATTAGTACCTCCTAAAGAAATTCCTGTTCCAGCTGAAAACCCTACAGAGGTAACAGTTCCACTACCTCCTCCTCCTGATGTTCCTCCTATTACCTGCCACGAATCAAATGTTGAGTTATAACTTAATAGTAATTGACACCCTGCAGGTATTGCCCCCGAAACTAAAGCATTGCCCTCTTGATCTTCTATATCCTTTGCAGAATATGAATTTACTTTAAGCGTGCTTGCTGTTGAATTTGGGTTTGTAAATTTTACTAGTATCTTCTGTCCGTCATAGATTGTCGGACTTGTAACCGAACTAATGCTAACAGTATAAGTATTAGTTCCTGTAGCTGTTCCCTTAAAAGCATCTATCTGTGTTTGTGATTGCCCTAAGCATATCAAAGGGAAGAATAGTATTATTATTAAGTTTTTCATTCTATCTATATTAAAAGTCCTGCGTTTGATTTTCTGCATATCAGACCTGCTTTTTGTAGCGTTAAATAACCGTATTTATATACTGAAACGTCTGTATTTACATCTAATAGTATTTGTCCTTCTGTTGCCGTATTCGGATTGGATGCGATGAATTTTATATAGAAGTTTCCTGCATTACCATATTCTTCAAAAGTTGAATCGTGATCAGGTAATGTATTTTCTGTATCCATGAATGTTGCTACAGGTAAGTAACCTTCATTGCCGTATGAATAATCAGCAAACGCCCACTTAGTTCCATCGTTTAAATTATTTCCTAAGTTTCCATTGACAAGAGACTTATAACATTTATTTGCCTCTCCACCACTAGTTCCGTCACTATAAACAACGTAGTCTATAGGATAATTTTCTGCATTGTCATAAAGGTCAAGCTTCAAATAAAATCTTCCTGCATTCCTTTTTGTGGAAGGTATTTTTATTGCCATATCAGAAATATCATATATGGTAGCATCCGAAAGATTTAATACTTCATTGCCCTTTTTTCTTTCGTAAATCAAATCAACTAAATCACTTATTTCAACTTCTTCCCAATAGCTTGGACTTGAGCTTGGTGTATTACCCTGATTTGTATCTTGAAGCGATATGTAAAGGATATTGTCCTCTACAGAGTAATCATTTTCATCATATTCTTTTGTCGGATCGTAGTCATTATAATTTCTTGGTATCAGCGTGTAAGCAAGCCATTCATACAGAGCTATGATATTATCATCCATCTCAACGTTAGTGAGATTCGATCCTTTCGTATCTAATACCGCGTGTGTGGTTACTCTTAACAATATGTCTCTTATGTTGCTCATCTACTTATTTGTAATATTTTCTCCTGTCAGATGAATTGCCTCCTATCCCTGTTACTCTTATGCTTCCCTGAGTGCTAACCTGACATTTAAAAAGTGGATAATCATTTTTATTGTGAATTAGAAATAGTTTAACCCTATCCCAATAAGAATGTGCTGCGCTAATGCTTTGAGATATTTGCCTCGCCAATGTCTTTTCTGAAATAGGCTCTGAGAAGTCTGTTTTCTTAACTACCAATCCGTATGGAGTGCTATTGCTTCCCGTGCTTTTTAAATATCTTGAATAGGCGAAATAGGCTAACACAGACTTTAGTCCTTCGTGTTTGTATTTTTTTTCATTATACTCATAAGTGCTGCCATTTACCAAATCGCCATAGTCATTTAAAGAAGGAGATGCTACTATGTCATCAAGAATATCTATATATAATTCTTCTCCTAATAACACTCTTAAATCAAGTTCCTGAGCTTCCTGCAAATAATTATTAAACACACCGGATGGTATGTTTGTACTTATATGCTTGTACTCATTAAGATCGCTATGTGTGATTATAGCTATCATGCAATAGTTTTTATTGGATCAAGTGAAAGTTTATTTACGCTTTCCTCATCAAGCCCTAAAACAGTTAAAATAGTTTTCTTTTGATCTCCGCTCAATCTTACATCTGTGATGATTGACACGATTGTTTGTAATGACCCTACGCCTAATTCTTTTATGAGGGAGCTTTCTACTATTGTTTCCGAAATGGGTATGATTGAATAATCTCCGCTTGGGTTTATGCTCTTATCGTGGAAGTTTGAAAATATTCTCTCGAATAACTGCTCGAATAATAATCTTGATTTATATGTAATTGAATCGTAGAACTCTCTTGCTTCCTGAATCTCTTTTGATGAAGACCCCAGCTTACCTGCCACTTGAACACCAACCAATACGGGTGGCTGCGTAAACCTTCTTATTATATTATCTCTGCAAGATTCCTCTGTAAATTGATATAAGTCTTCTACGTCTTGTATGTCTACTTTCTTTAGCTCAAATGTTTGTTCGGGATGGGTTTTCTCAACCTTCATTATTTTAAGAGCTTCATCGCTTCCCTGAAAATCTTCAAATGCCTCATCGAAAGAATTATCTGTTTCTTGTATTCTTCTTCTAACCAAAGAACCTTCGTTGTTTTCTTCTTCGGATGGTTGATTTGAAATATCTTCTTTCTTATCAGTAATAAGTATGTGAGAGGCAAGAAAATTTGTACTTATATTTCTATACTTGTAGGTCTTAGACTTCCCCTCCGTCTGCATGTCTTCCAAAACAGGATCAGCATGTGATAGGCTATATCTTCCATTTTCGTATGCGTACCAAAGTATCTGGCCTTTGTAATATTCAATATCTCCTACTTCTTCTATTTCATCAAATACAGTATTTGGGTTGTATGGATTGTACCATGCAATTTTCTTTTCATCAACTCTTTTCTCTCGCTGCATATCCCAATCATCATATAATGCTATTTTACCTGCATATTCTTTATTGTCGTAATCGGGCAATCTTAAATACCAAGAAGGTATATAATTTATTTCGGATATTTCGCCTAGTATATTGTAATTAAAATGAACTGCAAAGTCAGAAAGGCTAGCCCAATTATCTCCAAGCTTCTTTAAAAGAACATCGTTCGTAACTCCTTTGTTATTTATTATCGCCTTATAAAATGTGGTGTCCCTAAATCCTTTTCCCTGAATGAATGAAGAAAATAATTCTACACACGATGAAGCCGTACCTGAATTGGATATTATATCTAATACCCTTTGTTGGTACTTATTATCTATGTCGTATGACAAAATACCATTTACCCTGCACTTCTTGCCGGTATAAATTCTTTTGCTGGTATTTAATGTGGCTTTCACTTTTTATGAAATGGTTTTACCATTTTTTATTTTTCTTCTTGAAAGGCTTAACCTGTTCTTCATGAGTTGTTTTAACACTATCCTCTACAACGCTTTCAGATTCCATCTTAACATCTGCTACGGTTGTATCTATTTCTATAGACGGTTGTTCTTGAACCTTGCCGCAAAGCTCCATCCAGTTCTCCGGGTACTTCTTAAAATGCTTTAGGTATGCTGGTGACTTGCTTAAAAGCCTTACAGCATCTTCATCTGACATGTTTGAATTGTTGTACATTTTCTCAATGTCAAAAGACTGTATGAGAGTGCCTTCTTTTAGAATGAATTTTCTTTCTTCCATGTTGTTTTTATTTAATAGGGTTAATTGTATAAAAGCATCTACATAGCAACTATTGCAGTTACTATTGAATTGCTTTTTTTCTCCTACGTATTTATTGTAGAGAGATTTTATAATCTTCTTTTCTTCACTAGAAAATTGACTATTACCTTTTCTTGTATCTAACTTTATATTCTCTAATTTTTCTAATCCCATAATTTTTAAAAAAAAAGCGGAAGTGTTTAGCCCCCGCTATTTTTAATATCAATTTTCATTTTATTAAACCAATGCTTCTATGATAGCTTTAGATGTAGCGAAGTCAGTAACAAACAATGTATGAGGCGGAGTAGGCTCATATATCTTATTGTCTGAATCTGATTGAAATTCAATCTGAACAGCTCCTTGAGTATCTTCACTAGACATGTCTTGTGTTTGTTTTTTACAAACTAATCCGGCAGACAGGCCGTAGATTTTAATAGCTCCGTTTCCATCTTCACCTCTGAAATTGTTTATAACAACGGCTACCAATTTAGAATCCTTCATGTTCTTGTATTGCTCATAGCCGGCAGGACTTAAATCAAATCCTATGAATGATACAAGGTGAGTGTACATCTTTCCAAACCTTAGGCTTATCATATCCCAAGTAGTATTGTTGGAATTATTCATGCCTATTACCTTAAATGCAGAAGCCCCGCTCTCTAATATGATGTCTTCCACTATAAGGGTATTGGTGTTGTTATAGACAACGCTGGCTATCTGTGATTTATTGATAAGGTACAGGGTGTCCTCTACACCTGATTGAGGTAGAAAATCACAATCAGGCTCAACGTTTCCATCAACTAGTCCGCATACAGCCATCGCAAGTGATGCCCCTGAAACGGCTTCAAATGATCCATAAATAAATAACATAATGGAACATATCGCAAAGCTGGCAAGCAAAAACAGATTTTTATCTTTAAACATTTTATTAATTTTTAAATATTAATATGCTACTTGAACCAAATGATCTTGATATACTTTAGCGTCTAATTTGTAACCACCCATTAGGTAGTTGTTACGCTCTTTATTAACATAGAAAGCATCCCAAGATTTTAAACTTGATTTAGCATCTACTCCAACGAACATGTTTGATTTAGTTATTAACGCGGCTCTATGAGGTAAATACCATTTAGTTCCGTTGTTAAAATCAGAATCTATGATTGCATCAAAAGCATCAATAGCATAAATCTCAATTGAGTTTCTTTTTAATACAGAAACACCATCTGTAATCATTTTGAATGATTCGCTTACCCCCTGACTTTCTAATTCATTTTGATACTGATCTGCAAGAGACCGGGTTGATAAAATAACTTTATCAGCACGACTTCTTAGACGTGGGTCTGCTTTTTGAATCAAATCACGGTACACGATACTTGCAACTTTGTTGGTTATATCTGTAGAATCAAATGTTTGATTTGCGTAAGTGGATTGACTGTTTTTAGAGATTGTAACTTTTCTCGCAGGTGTTGTAGTTGCAATGCTAAACAACTGTTTGAACAGACCGTCAATGATATTCATGTCTGTAATATCTGTTCCGTTACTGATAACACCGGCAGGACTGTCGTTGTAGTTCGCTGCTGCTGTATCTCCAAACCATACTAATCTGAACAAATCACGTCCCATTGCAGGGGAAATGAATTGAATGTAGAATTGAATAAAATCTGTTTTATCCCAATTCTCCGCATCCTTTCCTTTGTTTTTCAAATACACAAAGAATGTCTCTTCTAAATCATCCAAACATTGTTTGTCGAGAATTTCAACCTTAGCAGGAGACCATGTCTTTTCTGACATGCTTATTTGTTTAGACCCGAACGTAGGTTCGCATCCTGAATAAGCCTTTGTTATCTTATCGAAAGCATCGGCAAAGCCTACTTTTTCACTCGCTACCACGTCTTCCTTTACTGTCAGGAATTTTTCTATCTCAGGTATTTCAACGAGTTCTTTAATGATTATCTCGCCTGCTTCTCTGATTTCCTTACCTGTAAAGGTTAAATCTGTTGGGTCTATGAATGCCATTTTATATAGTTTTAATTTTTGTTAATTTTTATTTTATAATTTTTTTCTCTCTTGATTCCTTAAGACTTTTTTTAATGTCTTCAAAATTTACTTCCTTGCCTTTGCCTGATACTTCTTTCTTTCTGAACATTGCTTGCTCTCCGGGAACTTGTTCTTTTGAAGTAATCATTCTTCCGAATGATTCTATCTTTTCATTCAATGCTTTCAATTCTTTTTGCTGACCGTCTTTTATTGCTGTCAATTCTGACTTAAGGGCTTTATTTTCATCCTGCAATTTTTTAATGTCTGCTGTCTGATCTTGCTCTTTTGGTTTCATATCAGATATAAGACCTTTATCGTCTGTAGTGATAATAACCCCCTCTTTCAATTCAATTTGTTTGTTTGCCATTATTTCACCTTTTTCATTTTTAACTGAATCGCCTACAGACAATTTGCTATCGTCCTGTTTGTCAATCATAACTTTGCTACCGTCAATTGTTTCAAAAGCCATTACTTCTGCTTTTTTTTCTTCTGTAGCAAACACTTTGCTTATAAGGCTGTCAACTTTTGCTGATATGCTTTTTAATGTTAATTCCATTGTATTGTCTTTTTTATTTGTGATTTTAATTACCGGTATAGAAGGAAGCCCCATAGCTGTTATTATGTTTACATCTTGTTCTTCAACCATATCCTTTGGTTCATATACTTCATCAACAAGTCCGAAGTCTACAGCCTCTTGAGCAGTAAGCCATATCCCATTTCCATTGTTCTCATTCATAAGAGCGAGAACATCTTTCAATGTTTTTTTCTTTCCTGCCTTTTGTATTTGTTTGAGATATATGTTAGCCATAATCTCATCTAATCTTTTTTGTTCTTCAATGCCTTGCTCAAGGTCGTTTATGTTTCCTTCCACATGACCTGTACATCTGTGAATAAGTAACAACGCTGTAAATGACTGTTTGATAACATCGGCAGCCATTACAGGCAATGTTCCGGCTGATGCTGTTGTTCCATCTATAAGAGCAACCTTTTTACCTTTTAGCTGAGAAACTGCATTGTGCAAATCAATACCGTGCTGTAGTGATCCACCGAAAGAAGAAGCAATGATTTTAAAATTATCGCCCTTAGCTTCTTTTATGATTGATAATTGATTGGCAAGTTCTTCAGTAGAGTTGTTTACTATTTTTCTTTCTGTCTCATCGTAATAACAACCGATGCCTCCTGCAATATTTATTACAGTTGATTCACCGTCTACTTTACTTGTGATGGAATTTTTCATTCTTATAAAACAAAATTACCGCAAGGAATTACTATTTTTAGTCCACAATTTTGGGCTATGAATTATCAAAGAGCATTTGTACTCGGACTTGGTGATAGCTTACGGAACTATAATCATGTTCCCGATAGTGGCATTTCCATAGGAGTAAATGATATTTACAAGCGGGTTAAAACAGATTATCTTGTTTGCGTTGATCTGCATAAAGCATTCAATAGCGAACGATTAGCGGTTATAAAAAACTCTAAGCCAAAATGTTTTTATACCCTTCAAGGCGAGGAATTTAACTGCTGGAACGGATGCTTTGATAATATAAAACAACTGAAAGCTGCATCTCCAAGGGGAAGCTCTAAAGAATTAGACGATAAAGAAAAAGCTATTATATCTATCTGCTCACCATTCACAGCCTGTGGGGTGGCATATCATTTAGGTGCTAAGGAAATAATAATGTACGGAGTAGATTTACTCAATCATAAAACATTATCAGAAGAAAGGAAAGTAAAAATGATAATCGATCATTTTATAAAACTGAAATATGAATTAGCAAAAAGAGATTGTAAGTTATATATAGGATCGAAAGAAACTGCTCTATACGGACACATCCCTTGTGAACTCGATTAGCGCTACATTCTTTGTAAGATACTCCTTATAACTAACCTTAAAAGGTTTCATGCTATCAATTAAATCTTTTTCATCTATTCTGAATGTGTGGTATTTATCAGGATTGATTCCTATTCCTGTAAGAAGATATATATTTCCTTTACATACTCTTTTCATTTCTTGAATAGCCTTTTCTTTGTTCATAACCCCATCGAGCGTAGCGAAACATATAACGGTGTCGAATGTTTTATCATTAAACTTTAATTCCTCTACCATCATCTTAATCACCAAATCATTTACGGGGAATGGGTCTATGCCTGTATATTTTCCTTTTATAAAACTCTTTACATACATATCTCCGCACCCAACATCTAATACATTCTCACCTATATTTATTTTTGACAGGTGACTTCTGTAGTCGCTAAGGTTATTAATAGAACTTGATTTTAATCCTGACTTCCTTCTGTCCATCAGGTTTTTCATTGCTTCGCTCCAATTGTTCATATTAATTTATTGCTAAAAAGAAATATATAATTACCGACCAAAATGCAATACATCCAAAAAGAATCAATAACCATACTAATATCATTGTCCGTCTTTGATGCCTATCCATTTAGTAATTCTTTTTTAGGTCTGTTTATTATGTTGTTATAAATAAAATCCTGATACTCTCTCCCCCTGTAAGAAACAGTACTCATTGATCCCCGTCTGTTATATAAGTAAATTTTATCTCTTACAACTCCTATTCTGTTCCTTCCTGACATTTCCATACATGAAAACATGATATTGCTTTCTGTGGTAGCCTTTATCCATTCTCCATTTACTTTAAAATCTTCCTCATTAAGATTGTCGAATAAAAAACGTTTGAATGTGTTTAGTGCTGTTGATCTATATATCTCTTTTCTATAACTCCTTGATTTATGTACTTGTTCAGGAAAGTCCAATCTGAATCTATCCGGCAAACTATATCCTGTATTGTCTATCCAATTTCCGTATGTCATCCACCTTCCTTGCTCATATTCTTTCTTTACAACTTCAAGAGCATTTGGCATTAACTCATCGTCCATTCCGAGCAGGCAGATAATATCATTTGGATCTGTGCAGTATTGTTTTATGGCGTTGTACCTTACATGTGCAGCACCGTAGTTTTCTTTTGTAGAGTAGCTATAAAACCTTGTATCTTTTATCTGTTTTATTTTACTATCGGTTGAATCTGTAGAGCCGTCTGATACGAATACAGAATAGAAGTTGCTGTATGTTTGTTTTATCAAGCTGCTATAGCATTTATCAACATATCCATCACAATTATATCCTGTTACTAATACAAAGAATCTCATTTTATTTCAAGTATTTTTTTTAACCTTTCCCCTGTTGCTTTGAATGAATGATACTTAACTGCCCATTCTCTTGATGCTACCTTTCTTTTTTCAACGTCTTTAGAATGGACAATGCTATTAATCATATCGTACATTTCTGATATTGTTTGAGGGGTTACAAACGGTGTTCTTCTTCCATAGAATTGCTCATATACTTCAGGGGTGGTGTGATTCGTAACAACTAACTTTCCGAGTGCTGCTGCCTCTACCGCCGTAACTCCAAAGCATCCATATTTATTTCCTTCATTGGTAGGAGCGAATAGTTCTATATACACATCACAATCTCTCATGCGTTGTATTTGATCTTCATGTCCTACTTTTTTAGTGCTGCATTTGTAGTTAAATATTTTACCGTTGTCGCAAAGTAATTTGGTTATTACTTTATTTATTTCATCTGTTCCTTTTACTATTGGGTTGCTTGGGTAATGAGCTAACAACATAGGACTTTTTAATTCAAATCCTACAGGGCAAAATCTGTTGGTATCTATTGGAGTGAATAAATAACATTCGTCTTTCATTCCAAGACCTATGAATTCTGTTTGATCTGTTAGAGCCCTTGTTATGTACGGATTAAAGTCTTCATTGTGCTGCTTTGGATTTCTTCTGTAATCTGTTCCTGTGTGATATACATACACATTCTTTTTATTATGATACTTGCAAAGCTCCAGGCAATAATAATTTGAGTTCATTATTATTACTATATCTGCATCCTTTACTTTCCTGCTCAAATCATTTTTAGGTACTACTGTTCCATGTTCTTTGTAATTAAAGCTGTGTGGATATGCCTTATAAGCCTGTGCATTTACTCCGATTGTATTAAGAGCCTTAGCAACGTTGTACCCTACGTTGCACCAATCGGCTTCACATACTGTTATTACTTTCATGCGATTCCATAGTTTTACGCGCTCGTTTAACTGTGTTTTCAGATACCTTCATCTCTATACTTGTTGACATAATTGCATCCGTTTTTTTACTACATAAACATACATTTCTTTTGTAACACATATAAATATCAAGGTACTCAAGCACCTTAGTACTTACTATTCCTGACCGGATGAGCATCTTTAGCTCTCCCTTGTCATTCATGTCTTTTACTATTGTGTATATCATATATTGGCTCTTATTTTTGTTCTGTTTACTTTTCCCTGCACCTCGTTAATATCCTGAACGACTGTTATGATGGGAGGCATGTTTGATAAAGCAGACCTTATAGCAGAATCTATATTAAAACTTGATTCTATGTTCCTGCTTATAGATTGTATCCCTCCATTCTCCATTTTAACTAACCCTCCATTCTTTACTAAAGGAATCCCTCCACCCATTTGATTTAGGTTAGAAAGACCTCTGAGCATGTTTGTTGATCTTTTATTTACAATTGCAAGAAGCTCATCTTTCTCAGCTTCTATTGTTGGAACTCCGTCAATAGATATTTCCGTACCACCTTGAGAGTGGGGCTTACCTCCAAGTATAATGCCCTTCTCCGCTTTTCTTTTTGGGGTTGGGTTCTGTTGGAATATTTTTTTTGCCTGAGCGATGTTAGCTAGCACAGTAGCAACACCAGCAGATATTTTAATTGCTAAATCAAAAGGAGTTATTGATGTTGCTGCCGCTGCTGCTACGATAGAGGATATAGCCTTAGCAGTATCTAATCCTATCTGGAACAGAGCAATTGCTTTTTGAAATTCTGCGTTCTGCTCTGCATCTGCTGCGAATATTTCTGATAGTGCTGAAAAGGATAGAGCAAGGTTTGAAAGCACTTCAATCCTCTTTATATTGTTATTAAGGGTTTCGTTTAATAGATCATCTTGAAGTTGCGCTATTTTAAGATTATGCTCCTGTTCTATTTTAAATCTTTCGTCAGCCGATAATTTAGCACTATCCGTTTGTACTTTAAATCTTTCATTCTCAATTTCTATTTGCTTGGCTATTGTTGAATTTCCTTCTCCTTGCAGTTGAGCCAATTCCCCTTCAAGCCTTGCTAATCTATCCGCTGCTATTTTTTGCTTATTGCTTTCAGCTGATTGCCTTGTTAATTCATCAACCTTATTATCTCTTACTCTTATCGCCTCAGCTAATTTAACTGCATCTGTTCCTGCATTTTGCAAGTCTAATTCAAACTGGGCTTCTATTATCTCTCTTTTCTTTTTATAAGTTTCTTCCCCTTTAGTTTCTAATTCTTTTAATTCTAAATCAAGTCCTAATAATATTCTTTCTTTATTTTTTGCTATTTGCTCATCAAATACTCTTTGATTTACTACTTCTATATCCTTATTTTGTTTCTCAATGATAGCCTTCCTTAAGTTCTTTTCTGTTTCGGAGTTTCCCTTAATTTCTTCTATTGCCTTTTGTGCATTTAGTTTTATCTGAGCTATCTCTAAGTCTGAACCTGTTTTTAATAGTTCTAACTGAATCTTGTTTAATTCTTCTTTTGCCTTTTTTATATCCTCAACTCTTTTTTTGTTTTCTTTATCCCTTTCCTCTCTTTCTTTCGTTATGGACTTCGCCCGTATAATTTCCTGCTCTTGTACTGCCTCTTGATTTGCTTTAGTAAGTTCTTCTAATTGTTTCTTCTGATCTTCTGTAAGTTCTCCGTTCTTGCTTTTTATTTTCTCTAAAAGATTTATCTGTGCAGTTGATGAAATCTCTACAGCCTTTTGTCGTGCCAACTCAATATCTGTAGTGTCTTTACCTAAAGCTTGTTGTACTTTTATTTGCTGATCTAATTTATTGGTAACAGAATCTAAAGCACCCCCCATAATGTTTAGTGACTTAACCGCCCTATCATTAAAAGCATTAGCTGTTATTCCTAAAGCATCTGTAGTTTTAGATAGTATATCTCCAAAAAAACTAAATGCCCCGCTAACACCATCCATTAGATTTTTAAGAGGTGTTAGCGTTTTAGAGAATCCTGATATTTGTGTTTGGAATGTTTGAAATAAGCCTATGATGAACCCTAAAGGATTTTGCCTGAATGCCTGATTCAATCCAAGCTGCGCTCCTTCTGCTCCTTTTAATGCTTTTGATAGTTCAGGACTTGCACCTATTAATTTTGCTATCTCGCTTTTATATTGACCAACCCTTCTGCTGCTAACACCCAATCCTTCTTCTTGCTTTGTAACCTCCTCATTCAGATTGAATATTTGCTTTTGTAGCGCTCCTCCTACATTTACATTGTTTCTTTGCTCTTCGCTCAAATTAGCATATTGAACTTTTAAAGCCGATAAGTTTATCCTCATCTCAGATAATGAACCTGAGTTACTTTTATTAATTACCTCCTGGGCAGCTACAGCCCTATTCGCATCGGTTACCTGTTTAGTATATAACTTTATCTGTTCTTGATTTACCTTCCATGCGTTACTTCCCTTTTCAATATTAGACTGTTCTTTAACAAGTCTGTTTATTTCAGAGGTCGCCTCAATAACTCTTTTCTTTAGCTCTTTAACATCAAGCTGTACGCTTAGTAATATCTTTTTTTCTTCTGCCATTTTATATTCGTATTAATTCAACCGTGCATAAATTTTTATTATAATTCTCTATGATGTTCACATAGAAATAATTTGAGTATTGCTTTACAAAAAATGGTATTGTATTGTCGAAGTTGTTAAACACATCTATAGGTATTTTACATGTAACACTTACTACTTTTGTTTTATTTAAAATATCTTTTATCAACCTGTAATTATCCTGTATTAGGTAATTACCGCTTAGGCTGTCCAGCTTAGTAACGTCCTCGAAATAAGTTAATGGAACAACCGTTTCTGTACTTATAAAAGATAAGTCTTCGTAGAATCTTATCCCCGGGGATATGGTTTTCTGATTAAGCATGATGCACCTAATGTTTGTCTTATTCTTCATCACACCGGCAATGAACTTTGGTATGTTGCAAATCATTAGCCCATCAAGTCTTTCTATATCTATAGTGGCAGAGTATGGGAGTTTTATAATAACTTTTTCATTTGGCAAAGTCTCGTCATCTATAGTGAAATATCCCTCTCCTAATGTTTCGTCTGTTATCTTGTCATCATTATTCCATTGTATAATATTCTTTTGTGCATAGCTTCCTATCCTATAACTAATTTTTGGTTTCAAAGAAACATCTACATAGTCTGATATGTCAATTGCTTTATAAATATTTTCTCTTACTATCTCAAAGCTGTTTAAATATAATTTCTTTTCATTTGAATTAGTAGTAGGTATAAGGCAAAGCTGATTCATCATTGCCTTTATAAATTCTGTTTGGCTTAGATTGGAAGGCATTAAGGCAGATGCGTACAGATCACCATTGAATACTATATCTTTCTTTATAGCAACTTCTAAATAAGATTCTGTAGTAGTAATCATTGAGAATCCGAAAGGAGCAACTCCATTTATGTCATTGTAATGAAAATTAGATTCTGTAGTAAATGTTATTCGGTCTCCTTTTTGCAACACAACTCCTGATTGAGTCATGGTAACAAACTCATCAACTCCTGCTGCTAAATCTGCCTGTGTATAATTAGATATTACTACGTTTGTCTGCACGCCATTCTTAAATGATCTTAGTTTTATAGAACCGAAACAAACTTTAACCAGCGTAGTTGTAGATGCGTTTACTTTTATTTTACATGTAACATCGTATTTTCCAGATGCAGGAACTACCCATACACCTGCTGCGTAAGCATCTGCATTGTCATAGAATGATGGTTGGTTTTCATTATCAAAAGAAACACCGTCTATAACAGTCTGATTATCCGATGAAGAAGCAAACGTTTGTGCTATTAAATATTTGTCGTTTAAAGAACCAACCTTTAGCTTCTTAGAATTAACGAACGCATCCTGATACTCCATCTTGTCCAAAGGATATGGCATGAGCCTCTTTTTGTATTTATCGGTATCTATTATATTTCCGTGCAGAGTATATCCCGCTTCCTCAACTATTTTTTTTATAAGCGTATGATGAAAGAAACAAGGAAGCAAGCCCTTAACATTAACATTCCTATCGGGAGTATTCATGTAGGTATCATCTTCACTCCAATCAATTATACTGTAGATATATCCTTCTGTATTTGAAAAGGAATCTATTATCGTTGCGCTATTCCATGTATGGTCATATTCTGACAAATCAAGGTCTGACATCTTCTTTCCTTCGATGGTCTTAAAGAAGTCCATGTTACCTGATAACACCTGAACGTTGTAGCCGTTGTTATCAGTATCATTAAGTATTGCATATCCATTAGGCACTATTTCTATCCCATTCTTTACTAATCGAGCCTTCGCTTTTCTGTATGGTACTTCGCTATCAGAATAAATGATATGGCAATTCTCATAAACCTCTTTATTCGTATCAGTATATGGTAAAGTGTACTCATTGCTGAAATCTCCCTGACGGCTCATTAAATCAGATATGTCGTTGCTTTGTTTTGACAAAACAATATTTGTCGATTTAGCAATATCAACGAGAACATCGTTTATGTATAATTGATCCATTTATCTTTCTTCGTTAAATAATTCAGGCAATGATATGGTTAGCTCTAAATTGTGAAAGTCAACACTTGTGTCTATCAATATGAAACTTCCTTGTACTACTGCAATGTCTAAGAACACAGGAGGAGTAACACTTTTTTCAGAAACCAGCATCTTAACTGCAACAGCTTGAAGCAACGTCTTAATTCCTTCTACTTTATTTGTTGGGAGATTATCATATCCGAGTGTCATCTTAGGGAACACGCTCTTAGATATAATAGCACCTCTTTTAGTTGCTGTTTGAAGGTCACCAATGAATGATTCAAATACGCCACCGTCTGATACATCAATGGAGTTTATCTGTCTGCAACCAAACACCCAATAATTCCACGCACCATTCTTTAGCCAATAGATAGCAACAGGATTGCATGGTGGTCGCTGTATGTCGAATACTTTTGTTTCCGTTAATTGTATGTCCATGTTTATATATTGTTTTGTGGGGGTGCGATCATTGGTACTTCCTCCCAATAGTTATCTGTATGCTCAACTGCGTATGTACTTAATTTCCCTAATGGATTGGCTGTAGTATCTCTGAATAAATAAAACTCTAATGTCTTTGCTGTGTAATCGGACGGATCAATAAGTAATCTATTAACGAATAGAGATTTATCATTCTCTAATTGCCCTACTGTTTGTACGGTCTGATTGCCATTTATATCATACTCTGTCCTTGAATAGAATATTGCCTGATCGTGTATGTTATCTGAGAAAATAAAAGATATGTCCATCGGGTAGCCTAAGAATATTGTAGGTCTTTCAAAAGCTCCAAGAAATAAAGCCTTTGTCTCTCCTTCCTTCATAGGGACGTATTCGCCAAGATTCTGACCGAATGGTGATAATAACTGCTGTACGGTATTTACAAAATACATTCTGTAATTATCAATTACACCTGTTCCCGTAATCTCCGTAGTGTTATTCCTCCACCTTTCAACAAATCGTATGTTAAAAGTGTTTGAAAGTAAATCGTCTTTTATCTGGAAAGTGTCGTAGTTGGATATGTTTTCAAATCCTGATATTTTTTTTAGAAACTCCTCTACTTGTATGCTGAATATTCCTTTGTTGTTATGCCTTGCCGTGAACTGAGCGATAACATAATACTGATCGTTCTCTACTCCAAGCAACTCAACCAATGCGTGATAGTTTTCTCTTTTGGTTATCAGATTGCAAATACCACCATTTGCGTTTCCATTGAAAGCTTCGTCTACTGTAAATATATTAGGTGTTAGAACGTTTGTAACCTTTACTACCTTATCCAATACATTACCTGCTTTCAAGTATATATAATCATCCACGCTGATAGTATCTGATCCCGACAAAGACGTGGTCAATTCTATCTTGTAAACATAATTGCCACTACCATCGTTAATAGAAGATGCCGTCTTTATTGTGTAGTCCCTGCGTATTGCTTCGTATATGATCGGATTATTAAGAGCCACCCAATTAGACTCAGGTGTATTTTTAGCTGGCGTAAAGCCTTCTATTAGTTTTCTCTTTGGCGTATTGGTTATGATTATACTCATCTTGCTTTTGATATGTTAAGTAGCGACGATTCAACAGAATTTGAAAATGATTTTGTAAGGCTTTCTAATAAATTCTCGACTCTTTTTTCATTGATTATATTGGACAGATATTGTCCACGCCCTGAAAAGTCCTTGCCTGTTCTATACATCAGCGTTCCTTCTTTGTGTATCTTCTTTGTGATGGCATATATTAACCCCTCATCTATTCCTTTGATCTTAACCCACTCTGTTATTTTATCTTTTAATGAAATTGTTCCTGACCCTGCCGACTGCGTTGGCTTTCTTCCGTACTCTAAAGTTCCTATGTAGTTATTGGCAAGTAGTAATCCACCTTTATCATTCACCCTTGTCTCTAATGAATTTGCGGTGTCACCGGATGCTTTAGGTAGTGAAGCCCTTAAATCGGCTTCAATATCCTTAAGCCAATTACTTAGTATTTTTATTTCTTCATTCATGAACAAAGGCTAAGTTGTTCTGTTATTGTTAGTTCGCACTCAAGCCATATACCACTTGTATTAACGTCGTCCTTGTTTATAATTACATTTCTATTCTTAAGTCTTACTTCTTTTATCCTATTGTCTTTAACGAACGCTGATATTAATTTTATAGATGCCTGCCTCATTGGATCTATGCAGTTATCATCGTGTTGCTGTAATGACCATTCAGGCTTCGATAGTTCACCTAAATAAATAGCTACCTGATATTTTGAATTAATTACTCCTCCATACTTGGGTAGAACATCTAATGTGTTCAATGGCATTAAATACGCCACAGGAAAGTCAGCATCATCATTTAGATTCTGCTCAGGGTAACCCGCATAAAGGAATTGAAAGCCTTCATCAAGACTTGCAACAGCCTCACTTATTATTGTTAGTGCGCTCATTGTGATATATTTTTTCTAAACGTTTTTCATAATCTCCCATGTCAACATCTCTCCACATCTTCATAAACACTTCTTCGTACTCCATATTCATCAATTCATTGATCTTAGTTATGTCATTACCTGTTAGCTTGTCAATCGTGTAAGCATCTCCGAATTTTCCGAGCTTATCTACTCCGGCAAGGATATGTTTTGGATCGGGTTTTCTGTACAAGTATTTTGAATCTCTGTTAATAAGCTGTATCATGTTTTCAACTATTCTCATAAAGACAGAAAGCAATTCTATGTAGCTGACCTCTTTTAGTTTATTAATAAAGTCTTTTGTTTTTAATTCATCATTGCTGTATATATAAACACCTTCGTAAATAGGTCTTAGGATAACTTCTAATAATTCAAAGTTTATTTCCTCAAAACCTTTTTCTTTTGATGACATTACAGAAACAAATCTCTTTGCTATTCTATATTGACCAAATGATAAATTTTTAATGTCCTTTGGTATAGGAATAATTTTATTACCAACCATTATAAAATCTATGGCTTTATCAACCCTTATCTCATCTGATAGCCATTGAATGAACGGTACTATATCTTTTTCTTTTATATTATAAAATACTTCTTCGCCTGCATCTGATATACATGATAGCTTTTGATAAATGGTGTCAGCCTTAAGTAGCAATTGAAATTCATTATAACTAATCTCATGGTAGCCTGACTTTATATTGACTGTTTTATCTCCTATCTTCAATGGTATCATATTGTGATTCTTTTAAATGTTGACTGAACAGAAGGAACGCCTCTCATTATTGGCTTA